GTCCAACGCTTTCGCTGGTAAATTAACAACCTCATCATCAAGAATGGCTTGTTCAACTAAATAAACCTCACCAACAGTGAGACCCAGTTCGCTAGCAACAAAAGAAGCCAAAGCGGACTCAGGGGCCTTACAGGGAAAGTAAGACTTCGTTGAATCAACAACACGAGCCCACCAGGAATCATCAGTTCCTAGCCCCAAAGTAGGGTCAGCCCATTTCGTGATGAGAGTACGAACAATAGGGGTCTTAGAGTCAGTAAACACGTAAGCATTTGCCTTACGTGCTGCAACCAATTCAAAAGAAGCCTTTTTGTCCTTTGTTAAATGAAATTTCCCCAGTGATCGACGAATGTCAATAACAGAGTCAGAAGTGAACTTGGGCGACAAATACAAACGCCCAAGGAAAGGTACCCTCAAAGATGATGGAAGCTCCTCAGCTTCCAACTTAACCCCAAAATCAGCAGCAACCTTATCATAAGTTGTTTTTGAAATTTGAGGAGTTAAGCCGTCATCTCCGCCATAGATGCCTAGCATCCTCCAGGAATAGGATTTATCTCCTCCTTGTTCCCGAAAAGCACAATAGGCTAGAAAAACATTATCAATAGTGTTAAACAACGCGGTATCAGGAGACCCAGATGGCCTAGACCATTCAGCATGGAACTTGACGCCATGTCGTGTTTTAACATTATTAAGATAATTTTTACCCCACAATTTTAGAATTAATGGATGCTCACTTTCATAGAAAAAGCCGAGGAGCAAATCACGCTCGAATTCAGCTAACCATTTAGAGTGGCGACCATCCCACCGACTGTAGTCAGTGACACAAACTGTCTCAGACTTTGAACAACAAGTATGAACGAGTTGAGCCAAAGCCTCAGGACTATGCCCGAATGCAAACCATTTGAAATGACGAACGGCTTCATAGAGAGGGTAAGTGAAAGATGAATAGTCCTCCTTTAAATCTGTTGAAGGGCAACTTATCCCCCGGGCATCTCCAAAAGTGCCATAAGCTTCATGCTTCATAAAACTAGTCCAGCAATTTCGACGCAAATTTAATTTGCCCCAAAATTGACGAACAAAGCTTTTAGCTTTCTGCGTAGGTTTCTTTTGGCGTTCAAGAACATCGTCGTGAAGCCAGGGTTTTAAGTAAACTCTTTTAGGATTTAGGAGTTCCAAGAATTCTTTCTTGTAGGTATTATACTTTTCAGATGGTTCTTTGTCATTTTTGACATCGACAATGCGGGTCTTAACGAAATTTGCATCTGATGCCTTTCCTTCAGTTGGAGCAACACCCTCATTTAAGAGTTTGAGCTCCTCCTTAGGATGCATAGATGGTTTATCTAGAAAAGTCCCTGAACTTTCAGGTTGATAAGCGTAATCATTGGTATCTTGCGGCAAAACACGATAGTTGTTGCCGGTAAAGGGACCAGGGATCCAGCCTTTATCAACCCATAAAGCCAAGCACGAAGCTGCAAAGCCAGGGTCAATGACTTTAGCATCCTGCAAGATTCGTTCTAACTCGGAAGCATAAACTTTTTCACACCGCCTGAATCTTGCTATGACTTCAACCAAAGTTTTATGATTGATTTCAAAGCAGACTTGCGGGTAAGCAAATGCTGAGAAGGAATGATGTGGGGTGCCAAGAACATAAGTATCTAAGCGTTGGACAAGGGGCTTTTCAAGATCTTCACCCATTTCAGTAATGGGGGCCAATCGACGTAATGTTGGTGACCAGGCTGTCCTGTAAACAACATTTTGGAGTTCGAGGTATATTAAACACCTGTCTCCCGGCAATTCACGGCGATCAACAGTGAAAACATAAGAATTGAGATAATCATGACAAACAATTAAGTCTGTATTATAATCCCAAATTTCATGGTTGTAATGCATACCTTCTCTAGTTAGATAGTGCCAAGCACCCTTATCGAAATAATAATGAAATGTTTCGCAAGATTTGGCTAACACGCGAGGTTGTAGGGTGTAAATTAATGCACCATACATACATCCGGTTCTGACACCTTCCATCAGAACACTAGGTAAATCAAGATAATAGTCAACATCCTCAAGAACCAGCAAATGAGGTTCTATTGGTCTATTGTCAACCATCTCCCGAAACTTTGTGTCTGAGGGAAAAAGGTAGGCATGCGATCCATGATCTGTGCTCGCACTGCCCGAGATTTGATGAAAAGTGAGGCCAGTTGCCTTACAAAAAGTCTTATTGAAAATGCGAACCATTTTCCGGGAACCAACAGGGGCGTCGGTCCCTTCAAATGTTGTGTGAAACTCCCATTTTAAAAATCGGAGCCTCAAACTGTCAAATTCAATAGGATTCTTCGTGAGTTCATCGACTAAGATGAACAACACGGCTACTGTAAGAAAAGTGAGCAGGAAGTGCGCAACCCGATACCAAACAATGATATCCAAGGGGGTGCCACAAGTGCTGCGCCATAATTCACATCGCCATGTTTTACAAGAAACAATTGAAGTTGGCAAAACCCATACTTCGAAATTGCTAATTGCAAATATCGCGAAAAGTAGACAATATAAGGAGAACTGCTGTCCTTGATGAGGAACCCTAATCCGATGGAGCAATGCCCCTTTCGGAAGAGGGTAAGTAGAATTGAAGCTAGGGCGGAACATAACACAAATAAAAGTGTAGAACCGGCCAAGCCATACAAAACGGTGAGCCAGAAACAACAGACATCCCAAATTAAGGCCAAACAGGATACCTGTAAGGACAAGATGTGGTGTGACACCAGGATAAGTGGTGTCAACAATCCGCCGGTTTCCGACTGGGAGATGAGTAGCATTGCAATAAAGCAAGCCGCCCATATAACGAAAAAGGTCTGCAGATTCATAATAAATCTGCATAAAGGATGAATTAATAATAAAAATTAATTATATTAAAAGTAATTAAACAGTGGTAAACT